CATATTGTTGGCGTACCGAACAACAGATGTCAGCTTTATGATCCGGCGTTTTTTGCAGTAGGTGAAGATAGACCTGATTTTGAGCCGATGCACAGAGCGTTTAGCGCCGAAAGCGAGGAGTATCGCGACACAGATGAGGTTTTTGATAACCTTCATCGTCCACAAGATGAGTAAGTAGATGGCCTTTTCAGAATCAAAAAACTTTCAGTTAGATGTCGCTGATTACATTGAAGAGGCCTATGAGCGTTGTGGCGTGATACCACGCACCGGCTACGACCTTGACTCTGCAAAGCGTTCATTGAATATTTTGTTTGCTGATTGGGCCAACCGTGGCTTGAACAGGTGGACTATTGAACAAAAGACGCTGAAGCTGGCTGCGGGTGTAAATACTTACCCGCTAGGTGATCTCACAGCCACGGTAGCAGCGAGCGGTAGCTTTACCCTTGGCGAAACTGTTACAGGCGGCTCAAGCGCCGCTACAGCGCAGGTCACAGCGAAGCCTAGCAGTACACAGCTTACATTGACTGTGCCGTCTGGCACCTTTACAGCGAGCGAGACGCTTACTGGCGCGACGAGTGGTGCAACAACAACACTGTCTGCTGCCTTGAGCTTTGAAAACGTGCAGGCATCAATTGATGTGCTGTCAGGCGTATTGCGGCAAAGCACAGGTGCAACTACGCAAAGCGACACAACGTTAAACCGCATTAGCCGTGACCAGTACCTGAACTTGACAAACAAGCTGACTCAAGCACAGCCAACGCAGTTTTACGTCGACCGTCAGATCACACCGCAGATACGGTTCTGGGCTACGCCAGACCAATCAGATGTGTACGAGTTTGTATATGATCGGCTTACCCGCATTGACGATGCTGATGATTATACAAACGATTCAGAAGTACCGTTTCGGTTCTATCCATGCCTGACAGCGGGGCTAGCATACTACCTTTCAATGAAGCGTAATCCGCAGCTTACGCAACTGCTCAAAGCACAATACGAGGAAGAGTTTGAGCGCGCAGCCGCAGAAGATAGAGACAGGGCCGGTTTGAGTTTGATTCCTGCTAAAGACTTTTACGGGTTCATCAACGTATGAGTACGCTGTTTGCCACAGGAAAGTTTGCGCTCGGTATCTGCGACCGTTGTGGTCAGCAGTACAAATACCTAGAGCTGCGCAAAGAGTGGAATGGCTTGAAGGTATGCCCGGAGTGTTATGAGGTAAAAGCGCCACAGCTTGAGCCGTTTGTGCCACCACCTGACCTTCAGGCTTTGTTTGAGCCACGTACAGACCGCAAAGAACCTGTAGTGGTGCCTGTAGGCGATGGTAAGATATTTCCTAGGCCAAGTGCAGCGCAGGGGCTTGCAGGGCTAACTTCCGTCGGCGTTGTTGCGGTGGTGATATCATGAGTTTTACATTCGCAGAGCTGAAAACAGCGGTGCAAGATTACACCGAAAACAACGAAACTACGTTTACAAATCAGCTAAACACATTCATCAAAAACGCAGAGCAGCGCATCTTTACAGAGGTGCAGCTATCTATCTTCCGCAAAAACGCCTTGGGTGCGTTTACAGCGAACCAAAAGTTTCTTGTGTTTCCAACAGACTTTTTGGCTGCTTTTTCGCTGACTGTGCTGAACAACTCACGCCAAGAGTTCTTGCTACGCAAAAATGTGACGTTCATACAAACAGTCAATCCAAACGGTGCAACTACAGGCACGCCAAAATACTATTCCCAGTATGACAATCGTAACTTGATTGTAGCGCCTACGCCTGACCAGGCGTACGAAACTGAGCTGCATTACTACTTCAAGCCTGACTCGCTGACCGTCCAAGGCGATAGTGGCACCACCTGGCTGAGCACAAATGCGCCGCTGGCGTTGTTGTACGCCACACTGTACGAAGCCTATACCTTCATGAAGGGCGAACCAGATGTGTTGCAGAACTATCAGGCGCGCTACGCTGAGGCCTTATCGCGTTTGAAAGAGTTTGGTGAGGCTGATGAAGTCACAGATGCATACAGGATGGGCCTAGTGATGAGGCAAAAAAGCTGATGTTTAGTGTAGAAGTTTCCGCCAACGTCGGGCCTGTAGGTGTAGCCACTACATCAAACAAAGGGCACTCGGTAGAAGATATCGCTGAGATGTGCCTGAACAAAATTGTACAGGTATCTGATTCTGCACCACCTGAGATACAGCAGCAGGCTAGGGCATATTGCGATACACTGCGGAATGTTTTAGTCTACTACATGAAACAGGCTGTCGCTTCGGATAGAACGACCCTTTATAATCTGCTCAAGCAGCAAGGCCATGATGACTTAGCAGAACTCATAAGGAGAATATAAATGGCTATCACGCAAGCGATGTGCACCTCGTTTAAGGTTGAGTTATTGAAAGGTGTGCACAACTTTACCAACAGCAGTGGCGATACCTTCAAGCTGGCGTTGTATACGAGCAGTGCAAACTTGGATGCTGCGACTACTGCTTACACTACCTCTAATGAAGTGAGTGGCAGCGGCTACAGCGCAAAAGGCGGCACGCTAACGAATGTGACGCCGACAAGCTCAAGCACAACTGCGTTGACTGATTTTGCTGACCTTACCTTCAGCACTGTCAGCATTACCGCACGAGGCGCGCTTATTTTTAACGAAGATGCTACTAGCGACCCGGCGGTGTGTGTGCTTGATTTTGGCAGCGACAAGACGGCAAGTGCTGGTGATTTTACGGTACAGTTCCCAACTGCTGACGCATCGAGCGCTATCATTCGCATTGCGTAGGATAAGCAAATGGCACTTGTAGTCAAAGATCGTGTACGTGAAACATCAACTACTACCGGCACAGGTACGATCACGCTTGCCGGTGCTGTAACTGGTTTTGATGCGTTCAGCGAAGTCGGCAACTCGAACACAACCTATTTCACGATTGTGCATCGCGGGGCAGATGAGTGGGAAACAGCACTCGGTACTTACACTGCTAGCGGCACAACGCTGACCCGTACAGCGGTGCTAGCGAGCAGTAACAACGGCTCCGCTACAGACTTTTCTGCTGGCACAAAAGATGTGTTCTGTGTTTACCCTGCGGGCAAGGCGGTGTTCGCTGATGCAGCCGGTGCGGTCAACATCACTAGCGTAGCTATCACTGGTGGCACAGTCAGTGGCATTACAGACCTTGCTGTGGCTGACGGCGGCACAGGCGCGAGTAACGCATCAGGTGCAAGAACTAATCTTGGCCTGGGTACGATTGCCACACAAGCTGCTGATAGTGTGAATATTGATGGCGGCGCTGTAGACGGCATCACGCTTGGTACAAACTCTGCTGTCACTGAAGCGCGTGTAGATAATCTTAAGTTAGATGGAAATAGAGTGAGTGCACGTAACACCAATGGTAATGTGCAAGTCGCAGGAAACGGCACAGGCTACCTTGAGGTGCGGGGTAATACGAACTCTGGGAAAATTATGCTGAACTGTGAGGTGAACACTCACGGTGTTTCTATTGCTAGTCCGCCGCACTCTGCTGGTGCGACATACGATTTAGTGCTGCCCACATCGCTAGCGGCTGGTGCTTTGTCTGTCAGCTCTGGCGGGCAGATCGCAGCGGGTGACTTAGCGATTGCAGATGGCGGAACAGGCGCAAGTGATGCAGCAACCGCGCTATCAAACTTAGGTGCTGCTACGATGGGTAAAGCAATCGCGATGGCAATCGTCTTTGGCTGAGGGTTAGGCTATGAGTGCACCAAACATTGTTAACGTAGCCACAATCACGGCTAAAACATCCTACTTAGACTTATCAACCACAAACGCTACTACCTTGTTGAGCAACGCTGCTTCAAGCAACAAGGTGTTCAAAGTCAACGTAATCTATGTTGCGAACGTGGATGGCACGAACAACGCAGACATTACACTCAGCGTGAACAGTGCTGCATCAGGTGGTGGTACGGCATACCACATCGCAAAAACTGTCGTTGTTCCTGCCGACTCCACGCTGGTTGTTGTTGACAAAAACTCTGCAATCTACCTTGAAGAAGACCGCTCGATCTCTTTCC